ATTATTCTCCGCCTATCATGGGTATATTAAAGAACGAGCCATCGAGATCACCCTTGCTCGTAAAGCTGATATGAAGATGAGACTTGTGGCTATTGCTTCCAGTATATTTTCGCCAAGCCCAGCGCCTCTTTGATGATGCAATTCGTCCATCGAATATAATGTATTTAATTCGTAAATCTCCAGACTTCGCACAGAGTCGAATCTGGTCAGCAAGGTATGGCATGAGGTCGGGCTTGGACTTTCCACAGAGATCGCGGTCAAGGTCAATGGCTCGAACAACTGATTTAGCACCTTTATCTGGGTTATGATCAGACTTAAGATGTGAATGTCGAGCATCACCAATCCACCCGTCCGAGGTTCTATCTCGATCTGGGTACGAATCATCGAGCTGCTCCCTTAGTTGCTGCCCTGCTTTACAAAGCCAAGGTGTGTTCGACATTGTCACACTCCCATTGTTTGTTCTCGGTCAAGGTCAATTCATCATGCCCACATTCAGGCATAGGCGCAATGAAAGCATCGTCTATCGGATCGTAGGTATAACCAACACCAGCATAGTTGTAGCGAATATTGCCGTTGAATGATGTTCTCTTGACATTTATGCCGCTGGTTGCAGCGTAATACTCTTCTGGAGTTTTGCCGTCAATAAGTTCATTTTCATCTTTGCCAACAATGACTGCAATGACTCTGTTAGTTTCATCGAGGTATGCGTAATGTGCCATTATGACCAACTTACTGTGTCAGAGATGCCTGCTGCTGTAATTGTTGAAATCTTAAATCCACCAGAAGTAGAAGTTGATTGGGTAACTCCACCAGAGAATGTCGCTGTGTAAGCTGATGGGTATTTCAGGATTACAACTCCAGAGCCACCATTACCTGCGGTCTGTACTGACCCACCACCGCCACCGCCACCTGTGTTAGCTGTGCCTGATACTGGTGCGCTGCCGCCGCGCTTTCCACCATCTCCACCGCCACCATCTCCACCGACTCCGCGTGTAGTTGCGCCATCGTTTGCTGCGCCACCGCCACCACCACCGCGTGTTACAGATGTCCCAGTAATTGAAGATGCAGTTCCGTTGCCGCCTGCGCCTGCTTGTGTTGTTGTTGCATTTGCTCCAACTGCTGAAGCACCGCCACCACCACCAGAGCAAGCATCTGCGCCGCTAGATGTACCACTTCCACCAGCATTACCTTCACCGCTAGGACTTGCTGCGCCGCCTGTACCTTGGAAGCCACCGCCGCCGCCAGAGCCACCTGCTGCGCCGTTTGGGAAACCGCCAGAAGTTTGATTACCACCGCGTCCACCACCTGTTGATGTGATGGTTGAAAAGACTGAATTACTGCCATTTGTAGCCGCTACCAAGAAACCAGTTGATCCTGTGCCACCACCGCCAACTGTAACTGTGTAATTTGTAGCCAAAGAAAGCCCAGTTAAAGTTGCTGTTCTATAACCACCAGCACCACCACCACCGCCAGAATCGCCAGCAGAACCGCCGCCGCCGCCGCCTGCGATAACAAGATATTCTGCTTCAAGTGCAACTGGTGCTGTCACACCATGAATAGCCGCTATTTGGTTAAGCAACTGCGCCCACCACATACCAAGTGTCGGTTGCTGTCTTGATGCAGACGGCAGACTTGTACTGTGCAAGAGTAGGGCTGGCTGCTGTTGCTCCTGCTGATAAGACTGTGGTAGTTCCTGGGGTGACTGCGCTGATTGTGCAAGTACCTACGCCAATGTTGAGGACTGTAATGGCTGTGCCTACTGGGAAGGCTACGCTGGCATTGGTAGGAATCTTGAAAGCGATGGCTGTTGCCTTGTTCATAATCTCTAGGGCTTGGTACTGATCCGCTAGGACTGCTGTGTAGTCCGCTGTGTTAGCTGTGCCGACTGTAAAGGTTGGAAGGCTGTTATAGGTAGCCGCTGTTAATACGTCTCCTGTTGTGACTGGAAAGGTTGCCATTATGCTCCTAATAACTCAATGTAGATGTGCCGATTATACCGTATGTACTGCTTCCAATAATGAAACCATCCACTATTGGCTCAAGCGTGGTGATTGTTACTTGCATTTTATTTGCTGTTATATCCCAAGCGAAGCCCTGCGCTTGTAGTGTCTTGGTGATAGTCGAGCCTGATTCTGTGACGTTTGTGATTTCTAGGTTGTCAAAGTAGTCAAGCCCAATAAGGGTATCCGTTGGTACGTCTGGATCTAGCAAGTCCACCAGCATCTCGTCAATGCGGATGGTGGTTTCCTTGCGGGTGTTCACATAGTTCTGGGCAATGCCCAACACAATAGCATCAGTCTGCGCCACAAGGTTCTCTTGTGTCAGGCTGTGAGGGAAATACTTGTCAATCGAGGACTGGCTATAAACCTCTTGAGCTGTGCCGCCTACGCGGTTGAACTTGACATCGTTAATAATGAGCTTGTCGTCAAAGGCATACTTGACGTTTCTGTAAGGAATCCCTGTGGTCTGGTTAAAGGCGATAGAAGGCTCACCAAGGCTGGAAGTAACCTCGGTGCGGTTGAGATATACCGCTGTGCCATCTGCGCTCATGTAGAACGCTCCAAGCCCTTCAGAGAACTCTGCGTTTTTAATTGCATCAAGAGTAGAGCGATTGGTTGCAGGATCAGCCACGCAAGTAGATACGCCAGTTGAGATGGAGCGCATGGACGAAGGGAATGACACATTGTCTAGAATCTTGTTGATGCGTGTGCCTGTGTCTTGTCCTGCTGCTGTGTCTGGGATTGTCGAAACGTTAGACATCTGCAAGAGTCTGAATCCATCAGTACACATAATGTCAACATAGGCAGTCTCTTGCCCTACTGGGAAGGTGTAGCGGTAGTCATTCACATACCCGCTGAATAAAAAGTGTTCTGCGGTTGCTGTGGTGGCAGAGATGCGCAGCTTACGAAGTGGCACAAGATAGCCAAAGTAAGGCGAGGCAGGGTTCTGTGGGTTGAAATAGCCTAGCGGGTCGAGGACTCGGACAATGGCTGTACCAGCGTCATAAGTGTCTTTCATAATGTTGCGTCCACGCCTGATGGAAATGCTGTACACGTCTGGCGTTAAATCAACTGTTGGGATGACTACATCGGATGAGCCAAAGGAATTGACCCCGATGACTCCGTTATCTGGTGAACCAATCACAAAGCCAGAGCCAAAGGTTGCCCCGCCAGAGAAGTCGAAGCTGACTGCTATCTGTGCGGGTAGGCTCATAAGAAGAATCCAGAGTAACGCTCTAGTTGTGCCACCTTGCCAGAAGATAGAGAACTGTTCTGTAGGTTGCGGGCAATAGTGTCGGTGAGGTCTTGCTCGGCAATTACTGATCCTGCGACGTTCACAATAACTGTACTGCCAGCGTTAGGGTTGTAACTTAAACCTGTCATCTGATTGTAGGAAATCATGCCGTCAGAAGGCATAGAAGGCACGTTTGTGGCAGGTACAGACGGAACTGCTGCTGCTGCGCCCGCGCTTGCTGGAGCTTGACCGAATGGCGTACCCATAGAAATTGCTGCTGCTTTGCCAGCAAGATAAGAAAGGTAACCATCAAGATACTCAAATGGGTTGCGAGCGTTAGGCAACGCGGTAAGAAACTTGGCTAAATTGCCCGATGCGTCTTGAGCAGCAAGAATTTGGTTGGTGAGGTCTCTGGCTACTGCTTCGTTGCCGCTAAGAATTGCTAATTGTGCTTTAACTCGCAAAGTTTCTTCTTCAGTAAGTCTGCCTTTAAGAGCTGCAACCAATTGTATTTGATCTAAGTCAAAGATTGAGGCAGACTTTTTTAGGCTGTTCTGCTTCTTCTGCTCGGCTGTCAGAGCTTTAGTAGATGCAACCTGCTTCTTAGTTAGGGCTGCAACTTCCTTGGCTCGCTTAGCGGCTGCTGCCTCTGCTTCGCGCTGCTGGCGTGTGCGGATTGCTGTACCTGCTGGAGAGGCTGAACGTCCGCGAGATACTGTTGGAGCGCGGTCAAAGGTTCTGGCCAGCAAGCCATCTGCACCAGTTAGACCACCAAAGGAAGTAAGGAAATCTAAACCTTTGTATAATTTGCTTAAGCCGTTAATGGCTTGGGCTGTAGCCATGGTAATGGCGTTAATACCCTTGGCAATATTGTCAATAGTCTTGGCTGCATCGCTAGCCTGTGATCCACCACCAAGGACTGCAAAGGCGTTTATCAAGCCTTCACCGATTGACTCCTTTGCTCGCTCTGATGAGACGCGAAGAGTGTCTAACTTGAATGATGTAGTGGTGAGGTAATCCTGCGCTGCGCCAGCAGACTTAGCCAGCATGATGCCAAGGATGTCGTTGAATGACCTCGTTGTGAGTTCTGCGCGGGTAAGTCCTGTGTTGTACTTGATAAGTCCGCGAGTGATGCCTACATAGCCTTTGCCTAGGTCTGTGGTGACTGTGGCTAAATCTATGCCTGTGGCTCGGCTAATCTGGATGGCATTGTTAAGCAGCTCTTGAGACTTGGTTAATGATCCAGTTATGTTGAGCAAAGATTGAAACGCTGGGCGTAATACGTCATCTGATATTGCCGCGCTTTGTTCTAGCCCAGCAATAAAGGAAGCAACCTGCACCTTGCTAAATGAAAGCCCAAGGTTATCAACTGCGCTGGATAGTCTGCGAGCTGCTGCCTCATCTTCTGCAAAGGCTTTAACTGCTGCCTTGCCATAGGCTGCCATAGCTGATGCGCCGAGGGTAATACCTAGAGTCTTGCCAAGTTGCTTAACTGTCTTATCAAGACGCATGGCGGCATTGTCAGCATCCTTAAACGCCTTCTTGCCTACGAACTCCGCCGCTATATCGACTCTTAAGTCTGCCATTACTTCTTCACCTTTGCATTGAACTTAGCGGCTGAACGCTCGATAGCCTTGATTACTCCTGCTGTGGCTTTGCCCTGATCTTCCTCGAAGGCTCTGAAGATTGCTCTACCTGTCATCTTCTGTTTATCGCCTTTAAGTTGTCCACCTAGGCGTGGCGTGAAGTTTCCTGTAACGCCTGACTTTCGTCCGGCAGTTTCGTAGATTGCTCCTGCTGCGCCTTTGTTAAATATAGAAGCTAAAGCCCTGAAGCCTGAACGATTGGCTTTGCTAGGGCTTGTCTTGTAGCTGATACTGCGGCGGGCGATAGTGGCATCGTAGAAACGATTAGCCCAGCGACCTTTGGCGTTAGGACGTTTTAACCATCCGCTTGGAGCTTCTGCGTTTGATGGCAAGTAACCGCGAGCGTCCTTAACTACTGGCTTAAGAAAAGCCGTAATCTCTTTGGTTGTCTCTTTGGCTAGTTCTGGCTCAAACTGTCGCAAGGCTTTACGATAAGCGATT